CTTGGACTACGGTCTAACCGGGTCGATAGCGGCTAGGGTCATTCCCGAAGAGCAGAACCGAGACTGCCTGCCGCTATCACTTGATTCTCGGACATCAACTCGGAGATGAATTATGTCGATATTGGATCGTGCAGTAGCACATTTTGACAAACAGGAAATCAATCGAATTGAGATTCCTGAATGGCAGGATGAAAGCGGAAATCCGACTGTCCTGTATTCAAAGCCAATGACGCTGCAAGATCAGCGAACGCTGGCAAAGTTTGCAAAAGACAGCGACATCGAGTTTTTCGTGCGCGTCATCATCATGAAAGCGATGGACGCAGATGGAAAAAAGGTGTTCGACATTGGAGACAAGCTGGTGCTGATGAACCGCACCGATCCGAATGTGATCTTGAGGGTCGCGAGTCAGATGACTAAGACTCAGACCATCGAGGAATTTGAGGGAAACTGAGAAGCGATCCTGACCTGCGAACAATCTACGCTCTAGCGGAGGCACTACACAAAACGGTCGCCGAACTGCAAGAGATCACGATTGAGGAGTTCAACGGCTGGATCGCTTACTTCAAGATAAAGGCAGACGAGCATGGCAAGCGCAAGTGATGTGAGAATGCGAATCCTCGCCGAAGATAAGACCGGCGCGGCCTTCCGATCTGCGAACAAAAACCTCGAACGCATGAATCAACTTGCCGGCAAAGCAAAAGCCGGAATGTTGCTTCTCACCGCCGCAATCGGCGCAGTAGGCGCAGCCGCCAAGAAATTCGCTGCTGCTGCCGATGAGATTGCGAAATTCTCCAAACGCACTGGCATCAGCACTGATTCGCTGCAAGAACTTGGATTCGTTGCTACGCAATCTGGCGTGGACATCCAAGCCTTCAACAAAGCCATCGTCAACATGGTCAAGAACTTCTCCGATGCCGCTGAAGGCACTGGCGAAGCCTATGACGAGATCAAAAAACTCGGCATCCAGTTGACCGATGCAGAAGGCAGGATGCGTCCTGCCGAGGATCTATTGAATGATCTCGCCGATGCGATGGGAACCGTCACCAATGACACCGAGAAGCTGGCAATCGCGACCAAGATTTTCGGTGGCCGTGGCTCGGTCATGGTTCAGATGTTGGAGAATGGCAGCAGCGAGATGCAAAAGCTGCGCGAAGAAGCGCGCAGACTTGGCATCGTTCTGGACTCAGAAACGCTAGTCAATGCGGAAAAAGTCACTGATGAGTTCGACAGAATGTCGCGCATCATCGACACAAATCTGACGAAATCTCTGGTCAATCTCGCGCCATATCTGAACAACCTCACAGAAAACATGGCGAATGCCACCGCTGCGATGGCGGGCTTCCTGAATCGGTTTGAAGATCCAGCCAACATTCAAAGCATGGCTGCGATCCGAGTGGAGATTGATCGCCTTGTCAAAAAGCGCGAAGAACTGCGCGCCAGCATGAAAGGCATGACCGATGAGGATGTTCTTGGCGTGAAGGAAGCCGAGGTTGCAAGGGTCAATGACCGAATCGCGCAACTGCAAGAGCAAGTCAAAAAGCTGATGATGGTACAGGCCGAGGCTCAAGGTAAATCTGGAGCCAAAGCAAAGCCAAAAACGCCAACGCCAGAACTCGGATTCTTCGACAACTTCACGGTTGGCATTGAAAAGGGATTTGAAAAATACAGGCTAGAAATTAAGGACACCGCAAAATTCATGCAGGATGCGACGGTCAGGGCATTTCAAGGCATGGAGGATGCGCTGGTCACTTTTGTTCAGACCGGCAAACTCAACTTCCGCGATCTTGCCAATTCAATCGTTGCCGATCTGATCCGCATTCAAGTGCGCGAGATGATGACTAAATCCTTCAGTTTCTTGGCCGGCGATTTGTTCGGAAACCTATTCGGCAGCAGTAGCACGACAGGTGCGAGCGCAAGCGTGACTGCTGGAACCCCATTCGCAACCCGCGCATCGGGTGGCCCTGTCGGAGCAGGACGCAGCTACTTGGTCGGGGAGAGCGGCCCTGAGTTGCTGACAATGGGCAGCAGCAGCGGCTATGTCACGCCGAGCGCAGCAAGCGCAGGCGGGCCGATCACGATCAACTACAACATCCAATCATGGGACAGCCGCGATACAATGGACGCAATCCAAAAGAGCGCGCCGCAGATCGTGGGCATCGTTCAAAACGCATTCAATAAGCGCGGACGCAGAGGGCCGATGGGATGAGTGGTACTTTTCCGACTTCGCCAGAACCGGCAGACATCAAGGTTTCATCCTTCACCCCAACGCTGGTATCGCAGACGCATTCGCTCAAGCGTCAAGTGCGTCGCCGTGGCGGGCATCGCTGGGCGTTTGATGTGAACTTCCCGCCAATGAATCGCAGCGAGTTTGCGCCGGTTTATGCGTTCTGCATCGCCCAGCGTGGGCAATATGAAACCTTCACCTTTGTGCCGCCTGTGGTGTCTGATCCGCAGGGAACGGCTACTGGCACGCCGCTTGTGAATGGTGCGCAGTCTGCCGGCGATAACACCATCGTGACTGACGGCTGGTCGAACTCGATCACCTGCCTCAAGGCCGGCGATTTCGTGAAATTCGCGGGTCACAACAAAGTCTATATGGTCACAGCCGATGCCACCTCCGACGGCTCTGGCAACTCAACCTTGACCATCGAGCCGCCATTGCTGGCCTCTGTTGCAGATGATGAGGCTCTGACCGTTAGCGATGTGCCGTTCACCGTGGCTCTGGTCAGCGATATGCAAGAGTTCGCCGCCGGCCCACCGAATCTTTATGAGTTCAGCCTGCAACTGATTGAGGTGATCTGATGGATCGCGGTGCATCGACCTCGACCCTGAGCGAGATCAGCGCAGCATCAAATTTTCCAGTTCACCTTCTTGAACTGGTGTTTGATGGCAGCCCGACCTACATCACCGATGCACCACGCAATATCTCATGGGCAGGTCGAATCTATACCGGCCTCGGTCACTTTTTGAATTTTGGTGACATCGAGGAGACGGCTGAATTGCAGGTGAGTTCTGTGACCGGCACTTTGTCTGGTGTGGATCAAACCTATGTCAGCCTGTTTCTGTCAGAAACCTACATCGACCGCACTGTCAATCTATACAAGGCATTCCTGAATAATTCCGAAGCTGTGATCTCTGATCCGGTGCTGATCTTTTCTGGCCGAATCTCCGGCGTTGGAATAACAGAAAATCCTGATGATGGAACCTGCGCAATCGCAGTCGAAGCCGCTTCGCAGTGGGTGGACTTCGAGCGCAGACCGGGCCGGCATACGACTGACTCCGAGCAGCAAATCTATTTCCCCGGCGATAAAGGATTTGAGTTTTCGTCTGAGATCACAAAAGAGATTTTGTGGGGTCGCGTATGAGTCCGGCACAGGAAGCACAACTCATCAAGCTGTTGGACATGGCTGGGCGCAGGCGATTCCAGTGGGGCATCAATGATTGCAACACGCTCGCATTGGAATGGCTGGACAAGGTTCAAAACAAGGGATGGCTCAAGCGAGTCTGGGGCAAATATGACGATGCAAAAGGCGCGATCAAAGTCGCCAGAAGCCTCCCACGCTGGTGCGATGGATTGGTTGAGGAAGGCTGGGTTGAGATCCCGCATACGCAAGCGAGCGTGGGCGATCTTGCGGTCATGGAGGACAAACATTTTGACCGGGTTCACATTGTTCTTGGCCCTCATGTCGTCTCTGTTCATGAAAGCCTTGGGATGGTAAAAATACCGCTTGGCTCGATTCCGATGAGGTTTTTCAAATGCCCGCAGCAGCACCAGTTCTAGGCGCACTCGCTGGTCAATATCTGGGGCAGATGGCCGCTGGTTATGCCATCGGTGCGGGATTTGTCACTGCGACTTCCTACTATGCAACCACCGCATTTGTCATGGCCGGCGGAATTGTCGGCTCGATGGTCGGCTCCAGTCTCGGTCAGGCTGCATTCGGTAAAGAACCCGAACTCCCCGATTTCTCCACGCCGCTTTCTGATCGTGGATTCCTCATCAATTCACGCAATTCGGTCGCCAACATCAATGTAATCTATGGCGAGCGGCAGGTCGGCGGCAATCATGTATTCATCGAGGCCAGCGGGGATGACAACGAATACTTGCACATCGTCACCGTACTAGGCGAAGGCGAGATCAACTCGGTCGAAAACATCTACCTGAATGATGTGCTATCAACCGATTCCAAATTCAGCGGATTGGTCGAGACCACAGCCAAGACCGGGAGCGACACCCAGACCGCCATTGGCTCGCTTGTGAGCAGAGTTTCAGGCTGGACTTCAGCACATCGCTTGCAAGGCACAGCCTACATCTACACCCGCCTCAAATACGATCAGGATGTCTTTCCGGGCGGCGTACCGACCATCACCGCAGATGTGAAGGGCATCAAGGTATTTGACCCGCGCACCAGCACAACGGCATGGTCGGAAAATCCGGCCCTGTGCATCCGCGATTACCTGACCAACACGCGCTATGGGCGCGGCATTGACTCGGCCCTGATCGATGACACCTCATTCAGCGCAGCCGCAAATTACTGCGATGAATTGGTCACGATTGGCGGTGAATCGATCAAGCGGTACACGACAAACGGTGTCGTGGATACCTCCCGAACCAGCCTTGAAAACATCAAAGAATTGCTGACCGCTTGCCGAGGGTTCCTCGTATTCAGCGGCGGCAAGTACAAGATTGTGATCGACAAGCCGGAAACGGCCACCTTCACCTTCAATGAGGACAACATCATCGGCGCATGGTCGATTGGTCTCGGCAATAAGCAGAACACCTACAACCGCGTCCGGGTGAATTTCTACAACCCAGATCGCTCATGGCAGCCGGATGTGACTGCGGTTGAATCGACTGCGTTGCGCACCATCGACAACGGCCTCCTGCTAGAGCGCGAGATCGAGTTGCCGTTCACGGCCAGCGAACCGCGTGCGAAGGCCATTGCCACGATGAACCTGAACCAATCCCGCCAGCAGGTGTCGTGCGAATTCACGGCCACCATCGAGGGGATGCGCTGCGAGGTTGGCGATGTGGTCTATATCTCGCACAAGACTCCGGGCTGGGACACGCTGAACGCAGGTGCAGGCAAGAAGTTCCGCGTGATCGAGATTGCCATGCAATCGACCGATGAAGTGCGCGTTAAGGCTCTGGAATACGACGAAACCGTGTACGACTTCGGCACGATTCCGGCGAGTGATCCGACCCCGAATACCAATCTGCCGAATCCTTTAAGCGTTGGAAATCCCGGTCTTCCAGCCATTTCCGAATCGCTCTATATCACGAAGAATGGCGCAGGCGTGAAGGCAAAAGCGACGCTGACTTGGACGGCAGCCGCAGATATTTTTGTGCGCCAGTACGAGGTGCAATACAAGCTGACCTCTGAGTCGCTCTATACCGTCGGCGGTCTGACCTCTGGAACGCAGTTCGACATCCTCGACATTGCGCCGGGGACTTACAACTTCCGGGTCAAGGCGATCAATTCCATCGGGGTTTCATCCGAATGGAAAACCTCAACGCATGAAATTTTCGGCCTAGCAGCCAAGCCCTCCGCGCTGACCAATCTGACGCTCTCCGCTGTTTCATCGATGGCGGTGCTGACTTGGGATCAATCAACCGATCTTGATGTGCGCTTGGGCGGCAAGATCGAGGTGCGTCATTCCAGCCTCACCAGCGGCGCGACTTGGGCAAACTCAGTTTCTCTCGGCTCAGGTTCCTCGCTCAACGGTACGGCCACCTTCGCGGTTCTGCCGCTTGTGGAAGGCACTTACCTTGTGCGCGCAGTCGATTCCTCTGACATCAAGTCGGACACGGTATCGGTCACGACTGACGCAGCGACGGCTCTGGCCTACACGACACTCAGCACGATCACCGAATCCCCGACCTTCCCCGGCGTGAAAGACGATGTGACCGTAATCGATTCAACCCTGCGATTGATTGGTCAAAGCGAGTTTGATTCGTGGCCTGATCTGGATGCTGTCACAAATTTCGACATTGGGCCGGGCGGGATCGATACAGGCGGAACTTATACATTCGACACCGGGTATGACTATGGCTCTGTGAGCCGAATCCGCCTGACCCGAAAGGTCACTTCGCAACTGGCCCAGCCGCTCGACAATGTGGACTCCAGAACGGCCAACATCGACTCATGGGCCGATTTCGACGGCACAGATGCAGCGGCAGGAGATTGCCGCGTATTTGTCCGCCACACCGATGACGATCCAACAGGCAGCCCAACATGGTCTGGCTGGGAATTACTGACCGTCAACGAATACCGACACCGAGCCTTTGAGTTCAAGGCTGAATTGAGTGTCAACGATCCCGCGTATAATATTCGGGTGTCTGAATTAAGCGTCACCGCTTCGGAGATTTGATATGGCAACGCATGACTATTCCATCGCCAATGCTGACGGTGCTACCGTTCGCGCAGATATAAACAATGCGCTGGCGGCGATTGTTTCCAACAACTCAAGCGCAACCGAGCCTGCGACCACTTACGCGTATATGTGGTGGGCAGATACGGCGAATGGCCTGCTGAAAATCCGAAACGCTGCCGATTCTGCATGGATTGAAGCTGGTGATTTGACTTCCGCAGCACTCGGCCACGCCGATCTCGACACGGCTCAAACCTTCACGAAAGGTCAGCGCGGTGAGATCACGGCCCTGAGCGATGGCGCAACCATCACGCCGGACTTCAACGATTCCAACAACTTCAGCGTGACGCTTGGCGGGAACCGCACTCTTGCGAATCCGAGCAACCTGACTGCTGGACAATCTGGCTCGATCTTTATCACGCAGGATGGAACTGGCAGCCGCACGCTCGCGTATGGTTCCTACTGGAAGTTTGCAGGCGGTACGGCTCCAGTCTTGACCACGACTGCTTCCGCGATTGATCGTATTGATTATGTCGTGAAATCCACAACTGAAATCCACGCAGTAGCAACTCTGGCGGTCGCATGAGCGTAATCGGTTCAAACATTCTGGCAGGGGCTTCAGCACAAGGTGCTGG